AGGTCTGTACGGTGCTGGGGCCAGTAACACCCCGGCGGCAGCAGATACGATGTCTTCCCACGCTGGTTGGACAGAGGTTGTGGCCTACAGCAATGCTACCCGTGTAGCTGCTACGTTTGTAACAGCAACCACTGCCAACCCTTCCGTGGCAACAAACTCAGCTTCTCCTGCTGTGTTTAATATCAACGGCACAACGACAGTCGGTGGGGCTTTCTTAACCAGCGGCAGTGCGAAGAGCGGTACAGCAGGCACGTTGTTCTCTGCGGCTGACTTTGGCTCACCCGGTGATCGCTCCGTGGTGAACAGCGATACATTGTCTGTGACCTACACATTCAGCTTGGCAGGATAAGATGGCCGGGTGGGGTTCCGGTGGATGGGGCGACAGTGGTTGGGGCGGCTTTGTCGCTTACGCCAGCACCGTGGACGAAACCTCTACCGGCACAGATGCGGTTACATCGGCGATTAGTGTTGGGGCTTCCGTTAGTGAGACAGGTACAGGAACAGATGCAATTGCGGCAGGCAAGGTATTTACCTCAGACATAACGGAAACGTCAACAGGTACAGATGCTGTAGAAGGAGCGCCGTTATACCCTGCTACGGTAACGGAGACTGCCACAGGAACAGACGCAATTTCCTCGGTTATAGATATAGGGGCGATTACCGAGACTGCTACGGGCACAGATGCAACAGTAGGTGGACAAGTTTATGATGCGTCAGTAGCTGGCACGGGTTGGGGCGAAAGCGCATGGGGTTATAACTCTTGGGGCGGGCTTGGTGAGTTAGCGGTTGCCACAGATGCAATAACTTCAACGTTGACAATTAACGTATCTGTGTCAGAAACGGCAACGGGAACAGACGATGTTGTAGCAGGATCAGCGTTTGGAGCGGCAGTTACTGAGACAGGTACAGGTAGCGATGCAATAACGGCAGGATCAGCGTTTGGGGCGGCAGTTACTGAAACGGCTACAGGTACGGATGCGGTATCAAGTGTGCCGGTATATGCGGCGGCGGTGGACGAGACTGCGACTGGTACAGATGCTATAGATTCTAATTTTGCATTCTTTGTGACTGTAGATGAGACAGCGACAGGATCGGATGCAGTAGTAAGTAGTTTCTCGGTCAATGCGGCAGTTACTGAGAGTGCAACGGGAACAGAGGTAGTTGCGGCGCAGGTAGCTTTTGTAGGGACGATAGCAGAGACAGCGGTTAGTGCAGATACATTGGCGGCAGCGGCGGCATTTATTGCCTCCATTAACGAGTTGGCAACTGGCACAGATTTAATCACAGCACGACCTTTCTGGGAAGTAATTGATGACACACAGACCGCAAACTGGCAGAATATCGGTAACACGCAAACGGCGGCTTGGTCTGCTGTTTTAACGAATTAGGAGGATTTAATGGCAACGTCATACAGTACAAATCTGGCTCTGGCCCTACCCGCTACGGGAGAGTTGTCGGGTACTTGGGGCACAACGGTCAATTCCAACATTACCAACATGCTCGACGAAGCGTTGGGATATCAGGCAGTTTCAGTCACTTTACTCGGCCCAAACACGCTGACCATCCCTGACGGCACAACGGGAGTAGCCCGGAGCATCTACATCCAGCTTAATGGAACAGGCGGGGGTACGGTAAACGTCCCCACAACCAAAACAAAGATGTACTTTGTTTTCAACAACACCGCATCTGCCATCACGTTTAAAGTCACAGGCCAGACCGGGGTGTCCATCCCAGCCGCAGCAAAGATAGCCCTAGTCAGCAACGGCACAGACATCATTACAGCCGAGAACTACTTCTCTGCTTTAACTCTTGGCGCTGCTCTACCTGTGGCATCTGGGGGTACAGCCCTTACATCAGGAACCTCTGGCGGTGTTCTGGCCTACACAGCATCTGGCACATTGGCATCGTCAGGTGCGCTGACTCAGTACGGTGTTGTCATTGGTGGTGGTGCAGGGGCCGTTCCAACGTCAACTGCGGCTGGTACAACAACTACAGTCCTTCACGGCAATGCAAGCGGTACACCTACCTTCGGCGCAGTATCTTTGACTGCTGATGTGTCTGGCACGCTACCAGCAGCCAATGGCGGCACGGGTGTAGCAAACAATGCGGCAAGCACACTGACTATTTCAGGGTCTTTTGCATCTAATTTTACTGTTTCTGGTGCGTATACATACACGTTTCCGGGGCAGACCTCTTCTTTAGGCTATCTCAACATCCCCCAAGTAGGCAGTGCTAAAACCACAAGTTATTCTTTAGTAATCGGTGATGTAGGTAAGTTTGTTGTTCTTGGCACAAGCGGCACAATTGTGATCCCGGCCAGCGTTTTTGCTGCGGGGGATGTCATATCCATAGTAAACAATACTACAGCGGGTATTTCAAATACTAGCTCTGCAATAACCGCATACCTCGGTGGTACAAATACGGTAGTAACTTCATTCACACTAGCTAGTCGAGGGGTTTGCACAGTTTTGTTTGTGACTGCCTCTGTTGTCTTTATCACTGGAAACGTAGCGTGAGTGGGATTATGCTCACAGTTGTGGGTGGTAGCTACGGTGCTGCCCCTGTTAATACTGTAGCTCCAGTAGTTTCTGGCACAGCCACTGTTGGCTCTACGCTTACAACGACTGACGGTACTTGGACAGGCGCACCAGCACCGACATTTACATATCAGTGGTTTAGAAGTCCTAGCACTTCTATTGGTGGTGCAACTTCTTCAAGCTATGTTTTGGTTATAGGTGATCGTGGGTTTGGTATTTTTTGCCGGGTAAAAGCCACTAATACTATTGCACCATCGGGAGTTACGGCTGATTCCAATACCACAGCAACAGTGACATCAGTCCCAGATGCGCCTACTATTGGTACGGCAACTTCTACAGGTTCTTCAACTGCAACTGTTGCATTTACTCAGCCAGCAAATAATGGCGGGTCTACAATTACTTCTTACACTGCTACAAGTTCACCTTCTGGCATTACAGGAACATTGAATCAAGCAGGGTCTGGAACAATTACAGTGTCTGGATTAGCTGGTGGCACTTCATATACTTTTACGGTAACAGCAACAAATTCTGTTGGTACAAGTGCTGCTAGTGCCGCAAGTAATTCCATAACAACACTACCAGTAATTGGTCAAGCGTTTGGTGGCGGGTTCTATGCAGGGCAAATTGGTGTGTCTGGTACTGCTACGCACAATTTAATTATTGGCCCTCTTGCTTCTGCACAGAGTACGCTGGCATGGAAAAATGCAAACACCGCAACGCCCGGTGCTGATAGCGTGATAGACGGCCCACAAAATACTGCGGACATGGTGGCTGACGGCAACGCAACAGTTTATCCAGCTGCTCACTTTTGTAATGACTTATCCACTGGTGGTCAAACAGATTGGTATATGGCAGCAAGGAACGAGTTAGAAATTTGTTATTTTAATTTAAAACCAACTACAACAAGTAATACTACTTCTTGGGGAATAAATGCCAACGCTGTTCCTGCAAGGACAAGTAATTATACTGCTGGCAACCCAGCGCAAACTTCCGCTGCGGCATTTAAATCCGGTGGATCAGAGGCGTTTAATACTGCCAATTACTGGATGAGTACCGAAGCCTCTAGTATTTACGCTCGCTACCTGTACTTCGGTAACGGCGATCAGAACACCGGCTATAAGGCCGGTGGACGCAGGGTTCGGGCTGTTCGCAGAGTCGCAGTGTAATTTTACAAGAGCACCACAATGTACATTTGCATCACCGAAGTAGACGCAGTAACCAAAATACCCTGCACAACCGAACCACAGCGCACAGGCCCATCCATGCCAGCCGTCAAGGGGTATACGCACCTATGGCACGACAGTTCAACATGGCCTGTATCAACAGCCTCTGATGGCACATACCTTAGAGCGCCAAGGTACTACGGCACTTGCGATGACGATGCTGACACGACCATTGCTGGTGTCTTACAGGTCTTGACTGAGGCAGAGTACACCACTCTCAGAACCGCAGAGCATGAAGCCCGTAAGCCTTACCCGTCATGGGTTGGCTACTTGGACACAATGACTTGGGCCGCACCTGTAGCAAGGCCAGCAGATGCTGTGATAAACGGCGGCAACGTGCGCTATCAGTGGGATGAGGCAACAGTCAACTGGGTTCCACAAACTCCAGCAGTATGAAAGAGTTTTTCTTCATCAGCGGTTTGCCAAGGTCAGGCTCGACCCTGCTCTCGGCTATCTTGCGTCAGAACCCCGAGTTCTACGCCGACATCTCATCCCCTGTGCAGGGCTTGGTGGCATCGACCATCAACGTCATCACGGGCAGTGAGAGCAACCACCTGATTGATGAAGGCAGACGCAAGCAGATACTCAAAGACGTAATCAACGCATATTACAAAGCAGTTACGCCAAGCACGGTGTTTGACACCAGCCGGGGCTGGACAGCCAAGACATCGCTGCTCAAAGACCTCTATCCACAGACCAAGATCATCTGCTGTGTGCGTGATCTTCCTTGGATACTAGACAGCTTTGAGCGCATATCAGCCAAGAACTCCCTGTACGGCGCAACCCTGACAGATGACGAAGCGCGGCAGACAGTCACCACGAGATGCGATGCCCTGATGGATGTCAAGAAAGAAGGCCAAGTGGTCAAGCCCTACTACTTCTTGGAAGAGGGTCTGCTGCTGAACCCAGACATGATTATGCTGGTGGAGTACGAGATGCTTTGCAAGCAGCCTGAGAGCGTGATGCGCGAGTTGTACCAGTTCATCGGCAAGCAATACTTTGACCACGACTTTAAGAACGTGGAGTACGAGAACGAAACGTATGACAAGGCGCTGAACATGAAGAGCCTGCACACGGTACGCAAAGAGGTAACATGGCAGGAGCGCCCATCCATCCTGCCCAAGTCAGTGTGGGAGAAGTACGCTGGCAAAGACTTCTGGCGCAAGCCAGCACCAGAGTTTGCGGTCAAACAACTGTACAAGGTCAAGTAATGAAAATACTAGTCATGGGCCTACCGGGCAGCGGCAAGACCTACCTTGCACAAGCCCTCAAAGCCTACCTTGAGAGCAACTCAAGCATCAAGAATATGCCAGCACACAGGATGCAGGATATCGTGCCAGCGTCCTACAAATGCAGCGTGGATTGGTTCAATGCTGACGACATCCGCAAGCGGTTCAATGATTGGGATTTCAGCAAAGAGGGCCGCATTCGTCAGAGCCTACGCATGGCTGAGTTTGCCCTCAAGTCCACTGGCGACTATGTGATCTGCGACTTTGTGGCCCCGCTGGTGGAGATGCGAAACAACTTCAAAGCCGATTGGACTGTCTGGATGGACACCATCGATCAGGGCAGGTTTGACGACACCAACAAGGCATTTATTCCACCGAAGGAATATGACTTCAGAATTACTGAGCAGAACGCCGAGAAGTGGGCCGAGTTCATTGGACAGCACATCCTAGACAGCCGCCGCCGCCCTGTGTTTGATTGGAAGCGGGAAACGGTGCAGATGCTGGGCCGCTGGCAACCTTGGCATCCGGGCCATCGTGCCTTGTTTGACCGGGCCATTGCCAAGACAGGGCAAGTGGTCATCCAGATTAGGGACTGCCAAGGCTGGAACGGCTCCAACCCCTTCGCCGCAGAGCAAGTGAAAGACCTGATCAAGCGTGACCTAGACCCCTTGTACCAAGGGCAGTACGAGATACAGCTTGTGCCCAATGTCACAAATATCACCTATGGTAGGGACGTAGGCTACAAGATTGAGCAGGAAGTGTTTGACGCTGCCACCCACGCCATATCCGCAACTGACATCAGAAAGAAGATGGGCGTGTGATGACTGAGAAAATGATCAGCGAGACAGAGGCGAAGCTGGCTGTCCACGAGGAAAAGGGGCCGGTGTCTTTTATTGGCAAAGCCTTTACCAAAGAATTGGTAGAACAATATTTAAAATACGATCCTATTGCTGGAAGTTACACTCGCGTTAAGACATCAGGAAATAAACTTGCTGGCACATCTGTCGGTTGTGTAGCAGGCAAATATTTACAATTAAATTGTTGCGGTAAAAAGTTAAGAGGCCATCAGGTTGCTTGGTTTTTAACTTATGGCTACATACCTAAGTGCATAGATCACATAAATGGTAATGGGCTTGATAACCGGATTTGTAATTTGCGGGAAGTAACGCAACAACAAAATGCACAAAATGTTCATCGTGCACCAAGTCACAATGGCAGTGGCTACCTTGGAGTTTCGTATTTCAAAGCCATGAAAAAGTTTTCTGCTTATGTCACTAACAACTACAAAAAAATTCACCTTGGGTATTTTGATGATCCTGCAATAGCGCATCAAGCATATTTGACGGAAAAAAGAAAATTGCACGCATCATGCACGATATAAAAATGATTACTGAAACAGATGCCAAGTTAAGTACACACGAAATGGTGTGCGCTGTAAGGTACGAGGGCATCCAGAAGAGTTTTGCCGCTGGCTCAAAGCGCATGACCAAGATCGAGTACCTGTTGTACATCGTGATTGCAGCAGTATTGTTTGGCCCCGGCGTAGCGGCTGATCTTGTCAAGAAAGTATTAGGGTTGTGATGTGGACTTTTTTGAGGCTATCTGGGCTGCCTGTTTTAAAGCCCGGAACAAATGGAGATAAAACCCATGAAAACTGAAATTGAAAAAGCAATTAAGTTGCTGTCTGAAAAGGTAAATACACAAGTAAAGAGTGAGGATGCTTTGCGCTTTACTCAAGCGGCTTTAAATCTAGCCCATGTTCTTGCAACATTGGACAACATTAAAAACTAAAAGGAATGCCCCTTCGGGGGCTGTGATGTGGACTTTTTCGACATCCTTGCGAAGTCATGGCCCATCCTGCTGGCAATCATCACTCTGATCATCGTCTTGGCAAAGTTAGATTTACGGGTAGCTGTTTTGGAAGAAAAGGTAAAGCAATTATTTGAGATGTGGAATAAAAAATGATAACTCTACTCACTACCCTAATCAGTTTCTTGGCTGGTGGCCTGCCCAAACTGCTTAGTTTTTTCCAAGATCGTTCGGACAAAAAACATGAACTCACAATGGCTCAGATGCAGATTGAGCGTGAGTTGGATTTACGCAAAGCCGGGTACGAGGCGCAGGCAAGAGTAGAAGAGATCAGAGTTGAGGGTCAGGCTATTGAAGCTGAAGCCTCAGAACGGGCTGCGCTCTACGCCCACGACATAGCTATCGGTCAGGGTGCTAGTCAGTGGATGGTCAACTTGCGCTCTGGTGTGCGCCCGATACTGACCTACGGATTCTTCGCCCTGTTTGCCTTCGTGGAGATCGGTGGTTTTATTTACGCATGGCATCGGGACATTGCATTTGATGTGCTGATTGCCAAACTGTGGGACGCCGACACTCAGATCATCTTTGCATCCATCATCAGCTTTCATTTCGGTGGACGGGCGTTTAAAGGTGGTAAAGATTGAAAGTCTCCGACCGTTGCAAGGAGATGATCAAGCACCACGAGGGTTTAAGACTAAAGCCGTACCGTTGTCCAGCGCGGCTCTGGACTGTTGGCGTTGGAAGGGTTTTATATGCAATTCAAGGTCGTTTACCACTGGATCAGAGAGATGCTTTCCCGCTTGCGCCAGAAG